AAAACACAAAAAAATAAAAAAAAAACATTATATTAGAAAAATATAATAACCAGAGGAAAAATCAGTTTAACAGTATATAAATTATAGTTCAACTAATCTACCTCATAAAAAAACACTTATGGATACAACAAAATTTAAAACAGAAGAACAAAAAAAACACGATGAAGCAGCGCGTAAAATCGTATTACAACACTGCGTAGCATGTCATCAACAACTAGATCTCCTACAATTAAGACTCATAAACTTTGAGGACTTAGTAAACGGCGTAAAAGATACCATCTTATTAACAAATAAACAACTTTCGGAGCTTGACTTCGAAAAAGCCGGAGTATCAATCACACCAACAAAACTTAAAAAAGTATAATGCCACTACCATTAGCAGCATTAGCGGGCGTCATCGGATCAGTAGGCTCCTCTCTTATATCAAATAGAGGGGCTAAACGCCGACAAAAACTAGCAGACCAACAGAATATAAAATTCTGGAATATGCAAAACGCATATAACACACCAAAAGCCCAAATGGCTAGATTAAAAGACGGAGGTCTTAATCCCAACTTAATATATGGATCAAACGCAAACACAGGTGTTGCCGGTTCCATATCACCATCCAAACCTTCACCTTATAACGTACAAAACCCTGTTCCATCTATGATGCAAACAGCATTAATAGGATCACAAATAGCAAACTTAGATTCAGTAACAGAGAAAAACAAAGCAGACACTGCTATAAAATTAGGCATGAAAGACCCAATGGTCAGAGGTGCCGGAGCGAAAGCAGACATAGCAGTACAACAAGCATTACAAGAAGGAGTAAAAACTAAAGAAATCACAGATCAACAAGCTGCAACAACAAAAACATTACAAGCTAACGCTAGAACAGCAATAGCAAATGCAAATTACGCTGAAGCTTTAACAGACTTCAGACTAGGATTAATAAAATTAAACATTGACCCTACAGGAGCAATTCAAACAACATTACTAAAATGGATAACAACTTCTATAAATAAAGCAAAAGAAGATGTATTTAATACAAATCCAGGAGAATCCTGGCAAGACAAAGTATTCAAAAAATTAAAAGGATAAATTATGAGCATATTTAGCAAAGTGGCCATGCCACGACCACAAACAAACACATTCGACTTATCACACGACAGAAAATTCTCAGGAAAAATAGGAGAATTAATGCCAATCTCCGTAATGGAAGTAGTACCAGGAGACAAATTCAACATCAAAGCAACCAACATGACCAGGTTTGCCCCATTATTAACACCAATCATGCACAAAGCAAGTGTATACTGCCACTTCTTCTTTGTACCAAACAGAATATTATGGCCAAACTGGGAAAACTTTATATCAGGTGGAGAAGATGGTCTTGCAGACCCAACATTCCCTACCGTAGACTTAACAATACCAACACAATATGGGACACAAACACTAGCCGATTACTTAGGATTACCAACAGGCAATCAATTACAAAACGTATCAGCTTTACCATTCGCCGCATATCAAAAAATCTATCAAGATTATTACAGAGACGAAAACTTAATACCTAAAACAGACGTAACCGTAACAGACGGAACACAATCAAGTACAGACATCATTGAGCTAAGCGAAATGAAAAAAAGAGCATGGCAACATGACTATTTTACATCAGCATTACCTTGGACACAAAGAGGACCCGAAGCAACAATACCCTTAGGAACATCAGCCCCAATAGATTGGAACAATACCCCTGGAACTACAGATACAATTAGATATTCAGGAAATGGAAATAATGTTCAAGATTTCGATTCTTCTGGAGCTTCACCTTTAAAATCTACCGCAGTAGGAACACTTTATATAAATCAACCTGGTGGCCCATCTGACGCTTCTGTATCATGGGACAATTCACAACATTTAACAGCAGACTTATCACAAGCATCAGCATCATCAATAAACGACTTAAGACGAGCATTCAGATTACAAGAATGGCTTGAAAGAAACGCAAGAGGCGGAGCCCGATACATAGAAATAATAACAGCCCACTTTGGCGTAAGATCATCAGACGCTAGACTTCAAAGGCCAGAATTCCTTGGAGGATCGTCCACTCCCATTACCATAAGTGAAGTATTGCAGACATCTGCTAACGCTAGTGAACCAACACCCCAAGGAAATATGGCTGGACACGGAGTATCAGTAGGATCCAGCAATTACGTATCATACAGAGCAGAAGAACACGGATACATTATAGGTATAATGTCCGTAATGCCAAAAACAGCATATCAACAAGGAGTCCCAAAACACTTTAAAAAACTTGACAAATTCGATTACTACTGGCCCTCATTTGCAAACATTGGAGAACAGCCAATTTATAACGAAGAGTTATACCACCAAAACAACCCAACAGACGCAGAAGTATTCGGATACACACCGAGATACGCAGAGTATAAATATATACCATCTACTGTTCACGGAGAATTCCGAACATCATTAAAATTCTGGCATATGGGCAGAATATTTGCAACAAAACCAACACTTAACCAAGACTTCATAGAATGCGATAGCGCAGAAGTCGAAAGAGTATTCAACGTATTAGACGGAGAAGAACACTTATATGTATATCTACATAACGAAGTAAAAGCAACAAGATTAATGCCATATTACGGCACACCAACAATTTAAAATCATGGGATATAGAAGATCAAAAAGAGTAAAACGAAAAGGCATGGCCTTCAAAAAAAGAAGCAGAATGCAAAAAACAAAATCAAGAAAATACAACTCTTATAGAGTAGCAAGAGGGGGAATAAGATTATAGTAGGTCTGGGGACTTGCTAGTCCCCCCTACACTTAAACCAAAACTATGCAGTGTTTCACACCATTTAGAGTAAGGAACAAATCCAAAGACCACAAGAACCAAAACTTAATGGTCAACGTACCTTGTGGTAAATGCCTTGCATGTAAAAAACGCCGAGCTTCACACTGGAGCTTCAGGCTAAACGAAGAAGCAAAAACTTCATCATCAGCTTGTTTCATCACATTAACATACGAAAAAGCCCCAATATCCGAAAACGGATTCAGAACACTAGACAAACGAGACTTTCAACTATTTCTTAAAAGACTAAGAAAAAAATGTCCAACAAACAAACTAAAATACTACGCCTGTGGCGAGTATGGAACACAAACATACAGACCGCATTATCATGCGATCATATTCAACTTACCAAAATCACTTATAGAAAAACCACAAACAATTGCCGACACATGGCAAAACGGTCATATACATATAGCTAATAACAATCAGCTAACAATTAACTACGTAGTAGGTTATATGACCAAATCATCATTTACAAAAATAAACAATCAAGACGACAGAAAACCAGAGTTTTCATTAATGTCTAAAAAAATGGGCATGGGCTACTTAACAGAAGCCATGAAAAACTATTACAAAAAAAGAGAAATCTTTTGCATAGTCCGAGAAAGCGGACAAATCATATCAATGCCCAGATACTACAAAGAAAAAATCTTTGAGAAAAAACAACTTAAAGCTATGTACAAAAAATACATCGAAGAACAAGAAACAAACTTCGAAGAAATGTTCAATTCAGCAAAAGACGAACACGAACATTATAAAAATATTATCCGAAGAGATAATAAACAACAATTATTAACAAGACAAAAAATTTAACACTTATGAAATTCAGAAACGCTTACACAAAAGACAAATCAAAAGGAAAAAAAATGAGTCAGGAAGTAAACACAATACCTGACCAAAACTTATCAATACGAGAATTACTCGATAGACACTCCAGAGGATTACCTCTAGGAGCATCACAAAAACAAGGGGAATATTTCGATACCGAAATCCCAATCTACGACGATCTCGTCGACATGATGGAACATAAAAAACAACTAGTACAAGATCATAAAGATCTAACTAAAAAAATAGAAAATGAGCAAAAAGCTCAAAAACAAAAAGCAACTGCCGAAGCCGTAGAAGTTGCTAAAAAACAGCTACAAGACATTGGGAGTAACACGACGAATGTTGTTAGCTAAAACAGAGACGAAGTCTCAAGCACTAATAACATACTTGATATATTAGTGCTAATTGACACCAAATAACCTAAACGACCAAAAAAACAAAAGCGAAGCG